TTCGGGCTGAGGGATGGCGACGGATGATGCACCGATGCGTTGCAGGATTCTGATAGTCCGTGAGCCTCAGGAATGTGAGGCCGCACGCAAGGCATCGGCAGGCGGTTTGATTGGACGGCATGAGGTTATTGTCTCCTAGTTCGGGCGGTCACGTCAACGATTGTCGACGAACATGACGTTTATCCAGCGGTTTTCCGGGTGTGATAGCGCATCCGTTGGTAGGCGGCGAACACCGCTCGACATTTGTCGCACGGTGGTTCACCGTGACGTTGATGGCGTTTGTGGGCGCTGAGGGTGCCGCATTCGGCGGTGACCGGCCGGCTCACGACTGCTCCTTGAGAAGCTCGTTGTAGAGCTCTTCGACGTGGCTGTCGCAGTTCCCTCGGCGAGTGCAGTGCTGTTGGTGTTCGATGAGGGCGACAGCGTGCCAGCGGGCCATATTGTCCATCAAATAACGGCATCGGGGGCAGAAGCCGGGGTATGCGGTCTCACATCGGTCGCAGGCGACAGCGCTCACGAGGCACCCCGCATCTTCGGCTTCGAGTGCACCCGCTTGACTTTGTCGGCTGGGAAGGTGCGGAATTTTTCGTGGCCTTGGCGACCACCCCAGCAGGTGAGGTGTTGGCCGGTCAGCCATTTGAACACGAACCGGCCTGGCTCTCCGTGAATGGAGAGCTCGGTGCCGGGCTCGACGTGGCGACCGTTGATCTTCATCCGATCACCTCGCTGACGAGTTCGATCGCTCCTTCGGCGATGCGCTTGTTGTTGAGCTCGAGCAGAGCCGGCCGATCGAAGGTGATCGTGAAGTCACGAGCGACGACCTTGCCACCATCTCGTGACAAGTCGATCTGGGCCTGGGCTTCGGCGGCCGTGGTGTAGAACGACCAGGTGGCGCCCCGATCCCACTCGATGACGTAGTGGCGGAAAGTGCGGGTGATGGACATGGCTGCGGCCTCCTTGTGGTTTGTTGTTGCTGCCATGTGAAGTATCTTAGGACATACTTAGGACATCGTCAACCACCAAACACAACATTTCTAAAAAACCTTGTGACCTGGGTAAACGGCGAGCGCCCCCCGCCGGAGGTGGAGCGGGGGGCGCTACAAGCCGTCACCGGCGGCAGCGTGGCCGGTGAGATCAATCGCTGATCAGCGTTCTATTCAGGCACAGGTTCCAAAGGCAACAACGGCCAAGCCGACACCGACTCCAAGCGGGTCACCATCTTCGACGGAATCGACAACACATGATCACACTCATCATTCCCATCAATGATCGACTGCGCAATCGTGACATGACCCTTCTTCACGTCAGGGATCAGAAACCCGACCGACTCCACCACACAGGGTTCGTCGTCGAGCTCTTCAATGGCTTCCCAACCGTTGGTGACAGCGTGGGCGTCAAGCCAGGTGACTTTGACGAGTTTGTAATCACTCATCGTCATCATCCTCGTAGTCGTCTTCGTCGTCGACGACCCATGCCGCTTCGGCCCATTGGGCCTCCAAATCGGCTGTGACAGCCCGCAACATCCCGATGAGTATCCAGGGGGCAGTGCCGTCGGATTGCATGGCGTGGAGGGCGTGTTTGCCATCAGGTCGAATCGCATCAATCAGGGTGATGACGTGAACGGGGACGGATTCGGGCCATTGGGCGGCAACTTGGGGTGGGATCATGTCTTGAGCCGAAACAGGCGACTCGTTCACCATTTCTCCTTTTTACGATCCCCCACGAACACCGGGCACTGCCAGGTTACGTTGTGCTCCGGGGTCACAACCGCCAACGCCTGCTGAGGAGGCTCGTGACCGAAGTTCCCGATAAAGGCGTACTCGTCGGTTCCTTTCAGGGAGCCGTTGACGACCAGGCCAGGGGTCATAATTAGCTGATGCCAATGACCCATCCACAGGGTGTCGAACGGCTGTCCGACCGCCATATGACGCTGAGCCTTCCGGGCCCGGAGGCGCATGATGGTGGGCCATATACCGCCGATCCCGCCACCACCTCGAGCCTGATCACCATGCGTGATCAAATGCCCGAAATCGTAGATACGCACCAGCACATCGGCACCTTCGGCGATCTGGAAAGTGAAGCGTTTGTCTTGCCGGTAGTGGCGTTCGACCATTTTCGCCAATAACCAATCCATGTTGGTTCGTGACCTGAGTTTGGCTCGTGGTTTGCGGGTCAGCCGGCCGTGGTTGCCGGGCACCGAGGCGACATGGACTTTGCCGAATTCTTCGGCGAGGAGGTCGAGGGCGGCGGCCAACTGCTCCGACCAATGCAACAGCGAGCCCAAGATCGTGTCTTCGTTGGTTTGGGCTAGTTCTTCGTGGATGTCGCCGGAGAAGATGTCGCCTCCGAGGATGACGACGATGCCGTCGTAGGTGACGCCGGCGAGATAGTGGCGGGCCATTTTGATCACCGACTCGGCCCACGCTTTGAGTCTCAGTTCGGCAATCCGTCGGCTGTAGGCGTTGAGGTAGTCAACTTCGTGGGCTTCGACCACCTCATCAAAATGAGTGTCGGACAGCATGACCACAAGGGTTGCCTTCTTGGCTTTGTTGCTTTTGGTCGGTGCCAGCCATTTCGGCGGGTCGATCGCCGCACCCTCAGCCGACTCCACCACATCCAAAAGCCTGCTCAATTCGGCGACCGTGGCCTCGAGTTTGATGTTGTCGTTTCGCAGCTGGTTGAGTTCTCGGCGGGCCCGAACATCCTGACCCCGACGTTCATCCTCAGCCTTTCGGGCGATGTCGTCAGCGAGGCTCACACTTACACTCCCCACGACGATGCCGAACAATCACACTGATCCCCACCTCAATGCCACGAGCCGCCAACACCTGCGAAATCGTCTTCGCAGTGATCGACGGGTCTTTCAACGCTGTCGCCAGTTCATCGGCTTCGGCTCCGAGGGTGTCGTAGGCTAAACCAACACCGCAATAGCGGGATTGTTTCGGTTTTTGTGTGGCCTGTATTTCGGCCAGTAACCCACGTTTCGCTGCCATACCCCTCCAGGTCTAGTGGTGGTCTTTGACGTGATCGTATAAACGCTCGTCGACCTTGTCTACCTTCCCCTCAATCCTGTCGAGGGTGCGGGCGTTCTCGCCATGCTGCGAGTCGTTTTTGCGGTCGAGCCGGACGATGAGTGCGACCACCGGGCCGCCCGCACCGACAACTGCCACGATGACAGGAATCCAATCGGCCACATCACACCTCACCAGCAGACTCAAGAACCTGCTTGGACGCCTTCAAAAACGCCTGCGATTCCTTCACCGCCATTTCAACCACCGCAGCGACACCGGCCGTGATAGCGGCTTTCCAGACAGGCCAACCACCCAGGACGGAGGCGGCGGGGAGGATCGCACCAGCGTTATAGATAAACGTGGCGACAGCACGAAGGGCAAGAGTTTTCATGGTTCAGGCTTTCAGATCGGGGAAGGCTTGGAGGGCGAGTTCGATGGCGGCGGTTGGTTTGTCACCGCACACATAGCGGATGTGCCAGGATTCGGCGTTCCGGCCCGACTCGACTTCCCAGGTGAACCCGTATTTGAGTACCGGGGACAGGAATGGGTTGGGGCCCATCATCCAGGCGAGGCGTTGGCCTGAGGCGCCGGCGATGTCAATGGCGAGACCCCAACCGTGGTTGCTGGTGCCGGGTGCCGCCGATGGTGCCGAGCCTCGCTTCAGATACCAGCGTTTCCCTTGCCAGGTGCGGGTGACGACCGGGATGCGGGCCGTGGGGCTTGAGCTGTACCGCTTCAGGAAAGTGTTTTCTTGGCGTTCGTAGGAACGATATGTGTCGGCCGAGGAGGTTGATTGCAGGTCAACGCCTTCGAACCAGGCTTCGAGCTGTAGGCAGTTGAAGGCGGTAGCGGCCGCATGATGCAGGGCACCTTTGGTCCCCTTCAATGGGCGTAGAAGGGCGGGGTCGAGGCGACCGTTCAGTTGGCCTTGCAGGTCGGCCGGCATGATCACCGGCAACACCGGGTATTTCATAAGTCCTCCACTATTGGCGCACCAATCCGACCGTCCTCGCTCAGAACCGCCTCAGCGTTCAACGCCTGGGCAAACGACAACGCTTCAGCCTGGGTCAATTCACCAACCTCCCAATCGGCCAGCAACGCCAGGTCAACATCACCGATCAGATAGCCGAGAATAGTGCCAGCCTCCACGGTCGGATTCACCCATTCCGATGCTTCTAAACGACTGCCATTGTCAGCAACGACAGATTCGGGGCCGAAACCGTATTGAGCATCGCCAGGCCATGTCAGTTTCCAGGTGAGATAGCGCACGGTTCCTCCTTATTTTGTAATAGCCCGGCGTCCAACATAGACTGCACATTGCCAGCACCAATACCATTTTGTGCAGAGAACTGGTCAATGTCAGCCTGACGCTGTAATCGTTTCGCCCAATAGTTCGGCTGGTCAGCCTCAATTTCCTCAAACGTATATGAGCCGACCTCTTTGGCAAATTCTTCCAGCCATAACATTTCAAGTCGTGCGCCAGCCAACGTGCGTTCTGTCAGTACAATCCCGAGTTGCTTTTCCTCAGCCTCAATAGCATCAACAGGATCGCCGGTCGATAGAAGTTTATGGATTTCGATCCGTTTCCGTTCTATATCGAGTTCGGCCATGCGGATGTTATAGGCCAACTGTTGTGCTTCGATCACAATTTGCCGCCATTGCATTTGAGGCGTGTCATGCTGACCAATTACAAAAACACGCAGCTGAAATTTAGATCTACTGGTAACAATATTTTCAGACAAATATTTTTGCAATTCCATCATATATTCACATTCAACCCAAAAGCAGCCAACAGACGTGATCCAGTATTTAGTGTCGAAGCAAGAACAGATCGAGCATCAGTGGAAAAATCAAATTTGTTCACCACATCGCTGTAACTTCCACCACCACCGACGTAGCCATGAGTTGATGATGAACAGGCTGCGTTGCCGGATGATACAAATGACAATCCTGTTGCAAGTGTTGAACGAGCATCGGTTGAATAAAGAAATTTGTCAACTGTATCAACATCCGAGCCGGTTGTTCCTCCCGCTGCGTAACCAGCAGTTGTTGAGCCAAAACCTGCTGCAGCTGAACGGGCTGACGATAGGCCGGTTGCAAGTGTTGAACGCGCATCCGTAGAAAACAAATATTTATTCACAGTTGAACTAAAAGTTGAACCCGTATAACCTCCGGCGGCATACCCATTAGTTGATGATGCAAAGCCCGCAAATTGACGGCGTGTAGGTGACAGACCATCAGTCAAAGTTGAGCGAGAATCGGTTGAAAAAACAAATTTGTCCACCGTGCCAACCACCGATCCCGTATCGCCACCAGCAAAAAAACCAGCAGTTGTCGAGGCGAATGACCCCACAAATTGCCTATTGCTCGATAGGCCGGTTCCAAGTGTTGTCAATGTTTCATCAGAAAGACTCATTTTATCTACAGTAGATACTTGCGTATTTGTATAACCACCGCCGATATAGCCAAATTGATCTGAACTCAAGCCCGCTAGTCCTGACCTTGCTGATGACAATGTGGTCGCAATGAGTGATTGCGTTTCATCTGCAAATGTAAATTTGTTTATCTCGTCCAGTTTTGAGCTCGCAGTAGCTCCCCCTGCAAAATAAAAACCAGGTTGAAATGGCAGTCCCGATGTCCAACCAAGGCCGAACGCACCAGCATTACTACGAGTCGCAACAAGAGGCATCAGCCAACCTCACGCAAACTGAGTCTGAGACGCCAACACCGTATACGTCGGTGTCGCAGCCGTCTTGATAATCGTATAAACGTAAACATCGACCGACGATGCGTTACCAGCAGACGGGGCCGATCCACCCTGCCACTCAGGCGTCACCGACGAACCGTCAACCTCGAACGCCGAGTTGTAGTAGGCCGTCCCACCTTGAGTCACAGCGAACACCACCGTGATGGAGTCACCCGTATCTAGCAGGGACGCCAGCGTGGTGGAGCCGTCGCCACGAACATTCAACGTCCAGTTACCCGTCGCATCGTTGGTATACAACCAAGCTGTCGAGGTCAATGTATCGAAGTTCACCGTGCCAGTTGCCGCAGTCGCCGCAACATTCCACGACTCCTCCAATCCCTGCACAATACTGTTGTTCACGGTCGCCGTGTTGATCGTTGGGGAAGTCAAAGTCTTGTTGGTCAATGTCTCTGTGCCGGTCAAAGTTGCATAAGCATCCCAAGCAGCACCGTCGTAATACCAAAGCGTGTCATTATCCTTGGTGAAAGCGTGCATCCCCTCGGCAGGAGAGCTCAGGGCAGTGTCTCGAGCGGTGCCGTCAGCGAACACCATCACGGCCTGCTCCATCAAATATGTGTTGACATCAGGTGCGGTGAGAACATCACCGTTGACCCATGTTTTGAATCCTGCTCCGGCCATAAATGCTCCTTAGTAACTCAGAACATTAGTTCCGAGCACCCCATAGTTGCTTGAATTGAGAATGAAACCCTCAACATCCAATTCGGCTGTTGAAAACCGGGTCGTCCACCGATCCGGCGAAATATCGTGACTAATACCCTGAACGGTCAAAGTACGAGTGATGACCCCAGCACCAGGCTGAGAACGGGACACAGTGATCGGCTGAAAAAAATCGGAGGCCAAAGCGGCTGTTGTCCGATTGTTGTCGCCATCAGCCAAATTCAAAGCGATGGCCTCGACACGAAGCTCGGGGTCTTTGCGGGCCCGCAATAATTGGCGAGCCTGATTCAACGCCTCCGCATCGGTTTGCAGCAACAAACCTGTTCGAGACAAATATCGTTCAAAATAGGTGTCGATTGAATTGCTGTCCTGAGCGGTTTGGGCGGTTCCACCGTCATTCTGGATCGTGACAATGTTGGCGAGGAGAGCCTCGTCAAAAGCGAATTGGATGTCGTTGTAGCTGATATCGGTGCCGTCATCATCAAAAACGTATGGTGTTTGGTCTTGTGCTTGGATGATGCCGTTTCGGCCTCGATATCGGGCGATTCCTTCGCCGGTCATATAGAAGGCACCGAGTTCGCTGTCAGCAATGGTTTTGATCGCATCCAACGCTGTGCGGCTTGTCCCAGGATCGTCCTGAAGGGTGCTGGCGCCGGTATCGGCGTTGATGAGAGTGTTCGGCCATCCGATTTCGGTGAAGATGTTTTCGACCCGTTCACCTGATAGTTGGCCGGCGCTAGTACCAGCGACCGTCGTGATGTTCACGAGGTTCAACAGTCGGAATGTGTCTGAGCAGGACAGGGTGACGAAAGCAAGATCGGCTGCTTTGTCGTAGTTGTAGTCGAGCTGGTCGATGAACCCTGAGAATAAATAGTATTCGGTGCCGTTCCAGGTTGCTTTGACACGAACCTGCCTCATCGGCAACAAATCCCCAGCATACGGGCCGTTGTCGGGGTCGAAAGTGCCGTCCGTGTCGATCAGGTTGATTGTGGCTTGACCGGCGTCGAAGGTGTCGAGGATACGGGTTCGACCTCGACGAACAGATACAGATTGCACCATGTCGGTGACATCAACAGGCGTGTTGGCGGTCGTGCCAAGCACATTGGTGCCGAGAATGCCATCCAATGTTGAGCCAAGGATGAGCGAGTTTCCGAAGGCGGGGCCGGTGGCGAATCGGATGGTGACACTGAGGGCGGGGAGTGCCATTAGAAGATCACCGCTCGACCTGACTGCTGGCTTCGCAACAATCCTTGACGGATGGATTCGACCAAATCTTTTTCGCTGGTGACTGAACCGGCGACGTTGACGACGACGGTGGCGCCGGCCATACCGTTCGGGCTGACTGCTCGTTTTGCCATACCGTCGATCAAAGCGGTGTTGGGGAGGATCATGCCGGATTGGCCGGGGACGAACAGCTCGGGGCCTTCTTCGCCAACAATGTAGGGGGCGAGTGTCGGCGAAACCGGGCCACCTTGAGCTCTGGTTGGCAATATCCCGGCATTGCGACCTGATCCCATGCCTGATTGAGTGCCGGCTGTTTCTCGAGCCTGTTGAATCTGCTCAATGACCGTGCGATAGGTGGTCTCAAAAATGTTGACGTTGGTGTTCTTTTCGGGTGGAATCCCATTCAATTGATCAATGTATTGCTGCAACCGTTGACGCAACGGATCACCAGGCGACAACGCTTGCGCCAATTTGCTGAGCTCATCAACCTGGATTTGGGCGGCTTCAGCAGCCGACAGAGTTTCGCCTCGGGCTGTCGCCTGATCCTGAGCGAGTTTCGCTGCAGCTGCAGCCTGAGACAAAGCAGCGCTCGCAGCATCATTTGAGGATTCGGCGACCAGCCGGTCGGCCTCTTCCTTCGTCATATTGCCAAACGCAGCCTCCAACTGAGCTGTCGTATAGGCATCAATTGCATCCTTCGTGCGCCACTGCTGCGACTCATACTGCAAAGCAGCGTTGAATTGCGCCAATGTGGCTGTGAGCAGTTTGTTGAGGGCTTCTTCTTGTTCCTCGGTGGCTTGAGTTGCGGCTTGAGTGGCTTGCCGGGTGCGTTCTGTCTCGAGGCCAAGACCTTCTTGGGCGGCCTCATTTCGGGCGACCTCTTCACGAGCACTAGCTAGCGCCTGCTCCTGGTTGGTGATTTCGGCGACGAAACCTTTTGCCTGGTTGAAAGTTAGATCGAAGCGGTCGCCGAGCTCCTTGTTTGCCATCGCCAAATCCATTTGGCCGCTTCGAACTTTGCCAACAATCGCTTCCAAATCCTCAAATGTGGGGTTGCTTTGACCCTGGATGATGTTGGCGACATCTTGGATTGATAGGCCGAGGGTGGTGTAGATGTCTGATAGATCTTCGGCGGCGAGAATTGAAGCGATGTGCTTTTCAACAGCGTTTGTTTGTGAGGAGGCTTCTTCGTTGAGGGCGGTGACGAAGTCTGCGGTTCGTTGAGCCGCTTCTTTCTTTCCCTTGTTGTAGATCGAGTAGATGCCGACCGCTGCAGTGAGAACCAGACCTACGGCGCCGAGGGCTTTGTTGGCGGTGCCAGCAGCCAAACCGAAACCCTGCATTGTTGTTGACAGCGATTTGAATGTTGCGGCTGCTAAACCGACAAGAACGATGGTTTTCTGGATGCCGGATGGGAGGGCAACGAAGGTGTCGATAATCGGTTTGATCACTTCGAGCAGCGAAGCGAAAACGGGCACTAGTGCCTGGCCGACAGATTCTTTCAACTGTGTGAAAGAGACCCGCATTTTGTCGGTGTCATTAGCGGTTGCTTCGGCCACACCACCGATCTGTTGTTCAATTGCCTCTAGGATCAGGGCTTGTGCTTCCCCGACCCGATTGGTTTCGACGAGGCTTGAAATAACGTCTTTTTGCTGTTCGGTGAAGGTGATTCCTGAACGGCTGAGGGCGGTGATTCCCTTGATCGGATCGTTGAGGGCTTTACCGAGCTGGACAGCGTTTGTGGATGCTTCACCAAATCCTGCGGCTGCCATGTCAATGGCGGCCATGGTGGCCCGGTCAAAAGCGCCGCCAACTTCATCGGCGGTGACCGCCAACTCCTTAAAGGTGAGGAGTTTCGCTTGGGTCAGTTTGATTTGGTTTTGGTCAATGCCGGTGTTGCGGGCGGTTTGATCAGCCAACTTGGTGAGCCGGTCGGTGACAGCACCCACCTCGTCGCCGAACACGTTCATGGAGGTGGCGACCTGCTCGATACGGCTTCGGCTGGTGTTGGCGGCCTCGGCGGCGTTGAGGGCGCCTTTGGCGAAATTGAAGATGGCTTGAGTGGCGAACGCTCCGGCGACTGTTTTGCCAACAGTTTTCAGCTGGTTGGAAAGTCCTCCGGCGGCTCGTTCCGCTTCAGCGAACCCGGCTCGAGCCTTGGCCGCATCAGCAATAACGGAGATTGAGATTGCGGCTTTCTTAGCGGCCATCAGATGTTCCTATTCCACACTTGATAAATCTGGGCGAGATACTGATCGACAACCTCATCGACTCGTCGGTCGGCGGCCTGATAGAGAAATGGTTTCGGCATGATGCGACGACGAAACCAGCCGAAGTGGATGGGCCCGGCGTATGGCACTGCGGCTCGGCCGGCTCGAACAACCGCACCACGACCAGTTGCCGAAGATTTGATTGATTCCTTCAACCGGCCTGATCTGACCGGCACAATCCCTCGGGCTTCTTTGGCGACAGTTTCACCAGCTTGTTTGCCGGCCGCTTTGAATTGCTGTTTTGCTTCACCGTCAAGTTTTTCGAGGGCACGCAACATTTTGTTGAGACCTTCAACTTTGAATGTTACATCTTGTGCCATTACCGTTTTTTGCTCTCATCCATGAGGCTTGCTCGCCTTCTCATGTAGTTGAGGATGGCGTTGAACAGTTCGGGCGGTGTTTCCAGCAGGCTTGTCGGCGGGATTCCTGTTTCAACAGAAATTGCGGCGATGACACCTAGGTAGGTGTCGTCTATTCTTTTCCCGCAAACGGATCGGGTTCATTGTTGACGACCATCTCGACGTTTTTGACGTGTTCAAGCCACGAATCGAATGGTTTGACCACTCGACCCGTGGCTTTCACACAAGCCCAGCCCAACCAAAACAAATGTTCCATTTTCTGTTCCTGTGTGAACGCTTTGGGTAACCCCATTTTGAAATGGCGTTCGAACTCGATGGCAGATTTGGGGGTGATTGGTGCGATGATTTCTTCGTCTTCAACAGTGACTTTGAGGTTGATCCCGATCATGGGCGGTTCCTTTGCTGGTTAGGGGTCAGGCTGTGGTCTTGTTGACGAGACCTGAGATCGGCCAGGTCACATCGGCAGTCAGGAGGTCGCCGACGGTGCCGGAGATCGGCGCCCAAGCGTTCACGAGGGCCGTGAAGGTGTACGACGGGTTGTCGGTGCTGGTGGTCGTGTTGACCGGCTTGACAACGACTGTGGTGGTGGTGCCGAGCAGCGGGTAGATGGTGGCTTCCACTTCGCCGGAAGCGAAATCCTGATGGAAGCTCATCGAAACCGAGTGGTCGCCGAGGCCGGCGACTCGGGTGACGGCCTGGTCACCGAATGCGGTGGTGGTGACTTCGGCGAAGCTCATGTCGATGGCGACCTGAGCGATGCGGTCGGTCAGATCAACGCTGTTGATCGTGATCGACGGGTTGGTGAATACGAGGCGGGCCATTGGCTATTGCTCCTCTGGGTTGATGACCTTGGGGGTCTTGGTTGGTGTTGCTGGGGTCAGATGGCCGCCTTGGAGCAGCGCATCAATGTTACATCCGGCGAGGTCGTCAACGGTGACGGTCTCTCCGGGCTTTTTGCCGGCGATTGGGCGGGGGCCGGAAACTTTGAACTTGTCCATTGTTTCTCCTAGGGGTGGACTGTGACGGTGAATTCAACACCGAGGTAGGTGGCTTCGTTGATTTGAACGGCGGCGATGTTGCCTCCCGAGTTGACAACGCACGCCTGAATTCTGCCGTCTAATGTCATGTCGGTTTCAATGGCTTCTCGGACTGATCGACTGCCGGAGTAGGACAAGAATTCGTCCAGTTTCTTTTGGGCGGTTCGGTCGTCGGTTCGAGCAACCATGACGGAGACCGTGAATGTGTAGACGCTGTCTCCACCTCGGAACGCCTGGTGATAATCAACGTTGTCGATGCTGACCATTGCTGCCGGTGGCTGAAAGCTGTCGGGGATATGGTCGTAGACTCGGAGGCCGATGATGGTGGCGAGTCGTTCACGGAGCCCGTCGGCGGCGCTGGTGATTGTTGCTGCCATTAGGCCACCTGGACGGGGTCGAGGCGATAGTCGGTGAGGAGTGCTGCGGCGGTCGGGTGGAGTGCTGAGCGGAGTCGCAGGATGCCGGTTTCGGGGAATGGTGTTGCACCGAACGGGGCATCAGGGGATTTGAATACGGTGATTGACTGGATGATGGCCGCTTGTTTGACGGCGGTGGGTACGGATGCCCATCCCCATCGGGCTGTTACCTGGATCAATGCTTGACCGTAATCCATCGGGAAGTAGAGGCTTCGGATGGCACGGATCGTGTGATACGGCCAGGTTTGCCCACTGATTTTGCCGTTCAATGGTTCGAGCTGATAATCCGACGCCGTCCATGTTTGCGAGAAGGTGCCGTCGGCACCAGGATCGGTTTTGAGGATCAGGCCGGAGGTGGTGGAGATGTCGTCGACGTGGACGAGGTAACTGTTGGTGGCGACATAGATGCGGGCGGTGGCGGTTGAGTCTTGGGTGAATTGCCGGCCGCAATACTGTTCGATCATGGCGGTGGCAGCGTCGACAGCGAGATTGATGGACAGGTCGTCGACGGTGTCTTCAATTCCGAGCGCTGTTTTGACATCGTCAACTGTGCAAAGTGCCATGATTCTCCGCTACTTGATCGGAGCCTGCGCCACTTCGGAGGCTGGCGAGGCAAGAAACTGATTGTTTTTCTGAGCGGTTTTCACGATGTCAGCCACCGACATTAGATCATGTTTCTCGAGCCATGAGCGGGAGACGAGCACTGATCTGGCGTCTTCGCCACGACCGATCCGAGGGGTGACGCAGTCGTTGAGGCCGATGACGGGCCGGTCGTAGATGCGGGCGTTGTGGAGGGCGTGGTCGTACCAGGCGGGTCGGAAACGGGCGTCGGATTCGGTGATGAGAATCCAGGGGGCGTGTCCGAGTCGGCTGGACAGCATCGGGTTGTCGAAGATGTCGCCGCACCAGCCGGTTGAGGCTTTGAGGGTGTTGATCCATTCGTCGCCGGGTTCGTCTTCGTCGACGAGGTAGACATCGAATTCTTGGGTGGCGTGCGGTGGGAGGAATGAGTGCAGGAAGTCGGTTTCTCCGAGCCACAGGTTCTTCATGTGGGTGGTTCGGATGCCGGTGTGGACGTGGCAGGGAATTCCGAGGGCTTGAGTGCGGGCGAAGAAACTGATGTCTTCACCCATGATGGCGCCGTCGGTGCCTCGGATTCGATCAAACCATGAATCGCCGTTCGCTTCCCTGATCTGCTCACACACCGAACGGTGAATCACCAGGAATGCCCCGCCGGTAGCGGCACATCGGACGAGGGTGTTGGCGGGGTAGTGGGCTCGGCCGGTGAAGCGATAGTGGCCGTCGGCGTGTTCAAGCCAGTCAAAGATGGTGGCTCGAGGGATACAGCGGTATCCGCTCATGCCGTCGTCGTTTGCTTCTCGTTGGGCGAAGGCGAGACCGCCGACAATGGGGCGGGTTTCTGGGTTGGCGACGGAGAGGAGCTGGTCGAGGGCGCAGGCTTCGAAACCCATGTCTGCGTCGACCATGAACAGCCATTCGCATTCGGAGGCGAGGAATTGGGCGACGAGCTGGTTTCGGCCTTCGGG